AACCTTCTGAAGATAACTCAGTGCACCCTCATTAGTGTCATAAGCTCCGCCAAGCACCTGTGCAGAACCAGTATCGATAATCCGCTGAGCCAGAGGCCAGGCAACAGTTGGCATGGAAAGAACATTATTTATACGTTCGCCAGTAGTCTCAGCAACAGCTGTACCAGCTGAAAGAGACTGTTGTGCCAGCAGCGTGAAGGCATCAGCTGCAACGATGGCTGCGTTAGATTTACCGCTCACATCATAGTCAAGATTCCAGTCCTCAATCACGCCTACGAACTGTGTGTAACCGGAAGTAGAAATACGAATGGCACGACGCGGGATAATGTTACCGGCATAAGGGGAAGATGGATTCAGCGGATCAAATTTACGATCTTCGTTATGCAAAATAACATTAGCTGAACCTGAAGAATAACGTTCTAGCTCACGGTTCTTACCGCGCTTAATGTTCACGCTAGCTACATCATTAGTAATATCAATCCAGATAGGACCAGCTAGCCGGAAAGAAACGTTGTTCAATTTACCCTTAACGGGATCATTGAGCCGGAAGTAAGGAGTGTCACCAACGGTTAGCTCGAATGCTACCTCAACTGTTGTATCGGACATTAAGCCCTCGCAAACACTGCACCAGAAGTGCGCTCGTAGCGGCGGATAGCATTTACTATCTGCTCACCTACCGCTGCACCGTCAGTGCCCATACCAGCATTCACGTTAATAACTATACCGCCACCGCCACGCTTACCGACAATATCATCGAAGCGATCTAGTGGGATAACCGCCTCAGCCTGACCGCCTTCACCGATCGTAGCCAATGTGCCACCCATACGAGCAGGAACAATACCACCCTCAGCTAGCTGCACACCGCGACCGCGAACAGCTGTACCAGCAGGAACACTAGCTTTAATGTCGATGCTCTTACCACTGAAACCAAATAGTTGTTGAAAGAAACCGACAAGAGCTTTAACGCCCTCGATGAGAGGCTTCAAGACGTTATCGAACATCCACTTGAAAGCTTTAGCTAAACCGTCAATGAGCGGTGGCAAGAAAGGCAACACACGCTCAAGCAACTCAAGGAGTGGTGAGAGTAGCAGGAAGAAGTATTCAATCAACACCGGCAGCAAGATCTCAATGAATGGCATGAATGCTTTCAGCAGAGACATTACTACTGGTACAAGAAGTTGTACGACTCTCATTAGCGGCGGCAAGATTGCTTGCAGGAGTGGCACGAAAGCTGCAACCAGTGTGTTAATTATGGGGATTAATGGCACGAGTATTGCGTTCAAAAGTTCTACAAACGGTGGCAGCAACAAAGAAATAAGTTGAGCAAGTGGTGGAAGGATCGTAGTAATGAGATTCATGAACAACGGCAGCAATGGTAACAGCGCGTTCGCAATCTGCTGGAATGCTAATGCCATCTCTTTCTGAAACTCTATGAACATAGGATCTACGAGAAGATTATCTAAGAAAGTAATAATCTGTGGCAGGACAGAATTCAAGATAGGAAGGAGCGATGCCGCAACAGATTCCCCCAAAGTCCCAAACGAGTTCTGAACCTTAGCAATCTGACCGGCAGTAGTGTTACCAAAAGCCTCAGCAGAACCACCGAACTGTTTCTCTAACTCAGCAAGAATGATTGTTTGCGCTCCAGCAGTATCACCCAGCTCAACCAGAGAAGCAATAGTTGTCTTCTGATCCTCGCTGAACTGAATACCGGCACGAGACAAGGCTGAGATGCCACCGACAGGATCATTCAGTGCCTTACCAACCAGCATTGCGCTAGATTGCATATCTTTACCGAGAGCTACTGACAGGTTCAGGGCTGCCTCAGTAGCAGCATCAAACTGATCACCCTTGATGTTGGTAAAGGTGAGAAGCATGTTCTGACCCTGTTGAATAACTTCAGTCTCAATACCAGTCAGCTTTTCAAGAGAATCGTTCAAGCCGTTAATTTGCTCGATAGAACGCTGGGCGGCGGAACCAGTAGAAGCAATAGCAGCATTAGTCTGAGCGTTAAGTTTCTCGATCTCCATCAGCTGTTTAGCAGAAGATATTACCCAAGCAGCACCAACTGCACCAACAGCAGCAGCAGCTACACCAGCAACAGCCCCAAACTTCTTAAGCCCCGACATGGCATCATTGACACCCTTATCATTGAACTTAGAAAAAATACCTAAATTAATACCATTAGCCATTAGATGTACCTGTTAACTTTGTCTATGAAATCAGCCATGATCTTTTCAGCAGAAGAAAAAACTTGACCGCGTCTATTGAGAAACTCTTTATAGAAGATACGACCACCGTTAGACCAGCTAGGAAACCTAGCCTCGATGTTACGCAACAAAGCTTTACCCTGCGGGCTGAGGTCAGGTGAAGATGCTTTAGCCATGTCTGTAACCCAAGGGATAGCACCCTTATACTGCATCCTCAGTGCCACAAGATTGTTCCTGCCAACGCCTTTGCGTGATTTACCGGGAGTAACAGATACCTTGCCTACTACCTGCGAATACTTCCAGTTCTCTTTAGCTACAATAGAACCGCTCCCCCGATCGAAAGAGAACCGCGTTCCACCTTCAAGCTTAGATAGATAGGGAGCTGTCGGATACTTCTGAGCGATCGCTTTAGCCATAGGCTTTAGATCGCTTTGCATGTTCTTGCGAAACTCTTTAACAAGATCAGGATCTAGCTGCCGCAATACACGGAAAGCGCGTGAGACATCATCTGCATCAACAGTCATTTCAAGTTTCACGGCAACTCCTCAACTACTATTCTACCGCTTATTTTGCGCATTGACGCGGGCTACGAGATAACGTTGCATAGTCCACAACATGCGAGGCTCAAGCTCAAGAAGTTCCGTTGGGGAAATTTTATATTCAAAGGCAAGTTGAGCAATCATCCAATGTGTGGATGACTCACCCAACCCCTTTATTTTTTTGGCTCAGATTCCCCAACCATAGCCACAAGCTCAGACCATGAATCGAAGTCTAGTTCCGTTTGACCGTTACGCTTAGAAGCAGACCAAGCCAGAAAGAACAGATAAGTCAAACGAACATCATCGCCGAGGGCAGTTATGGATCTATCGAAGTGTGTCTCGAACTTTATGTAGTCAGAAGCTGTCGTAGAGACATCTTCAGTCTTGCCGTCAATGAACTGTATTTGTAGGTTAAGGGGTTGCATAGTTTATGCAGTTCCTCGTACAACAGTTCCAGCAGAAGGCCAGCTGACAGACAATGTAGCCAAGTCACCAACGCTAGAAGCAACAGGTGAATACTGAACGACAGAGAATGTTCCGGTGAAAGAAGGGTTAGTAGCAGATACTGAGCCGCTCGTAGGGGTTACTACCACAGTAGCGATAGAACCGAAGAACTGAGACAGGACAGAATCAACTGAACCGGCACCAAAGTCTTGGTGAAAGTCGATAGAAATAGAAGCGTCTTTAAGACCGCCACCTACACGCTGACGCCATTCGGTGCCAAACGCAGTAGTTTCAATTTCATCTGATGTCTGCTCTAGAGAAACCTGAGCAATATGATCGCTGAGATTCACGTTGTTGATGAGAACCTTAACATCAGTAGCAACAAACTTTGCCACAATAAACTCCTAAATATAGATGTAAGCTAAACGCTATCTTCATTCTACCGTATAAAACATTAATTGCTATAAACAGCAACCGCAAAATCACAAGCTAAATATGTTGCGTCACCAAGCTGTACCGCACCAACGTTAGTCATCTCAGTAACCTTCACATCATAAGCCGAACCACCGAGTGACTTCTGAGACTCAACAGCAGCTTTCAATGATCCTGAGCCAGTAGAAATATATGTATCTAATCTTGCTTGAGCAACACGCTCAGCGACACGACCGACAATTACTGAGATAGTGAAGTTGTAAACAACTAAACCGCCATCGAACGCGCCATCATAAGAAACGTTCTCTAACGCTATAACCGCGATAGGCGGAGAGGGGTTATCGGGTATAGTCTCAGCTACTCTCAGCCCGCTGATAGTGCTCAGGTTATCTCCCAGCCCTGAACGAATAGCAGCTATGCTCACGAGCCAATGACTTTCTTGAATGGCATCAGTAAAGCTTCCACATCAGGATCTACACGACCGACACGTATTGCACCTAAGTCTCCGAAACCTGCTACACCTAGAGGTGAGTCATACCGTTTGAATTGACGCATAGCCAATAAGATTGCTGCTTGTTTGATAGCAGTAGGTACAGCTGACCATCCGAAAACACCGACGATTTGAACTGATGCGAAGTTCGTGTAAGTTCCCTCGACAGACCAGATCGGGAACAAGTAATCACCGATGGCACGAATGCGTGTGAATGGTTGTGAGAGTCCGCCGCTATATCCGTTCAGAGGCTCTAGCTGGTAATCTGAGACCTTCCATGTGGTGTCGTAGATAGTTCCGCTGTCTGAAGTTTTCAAGGTCGTTACAGAGACAATATCGTCAGTCTCGACAGTGAACGAATCAGTAGAGTTATATACCCTAGTTGCAGACTGGCTGAAGAATGTTCTTTGGCAGTATCCGTCTATCTCCCGCGATGCAGCTTCGATAGAAATATTCAATAAAGAATCATCTACGGTGTCAGTTATCCGTAGCGCGCTTTTTACATCTGCAAGTGTGCAGTAACCATTAGTAATACTCATTAAAACTCCCTAAGACTATTGTACCGGCAAAACACCAACAAAATATAAGTCACACGATAACGGATTATATTGAAAGCTATAAGAGTCGAATATGCTGAAATTGAATGCAGCGAAATCATCCTCTGTAAGATTACGGTAGTAATTCCAATCTAACGTAAGCGGAGAATCTTCAGGTGTCGTAGCAGTAGTGCCATGCTCAGCCCGCCCAGTAGAAGCACAAGTAAACACTACGCCTCTCTTTGCCATCCTAACCATATTCTCGAAAGTCTCATACCAGTAGGGGTTATGTTCTAAACATTCCGCGGATACAACAACATCGAATGAAGCATCTGGATAATCTAACTCCTGCCCTTCAGCGACAATATCAACACCGGAACCCGGAGCAACATCAACACCAACATATTCAGTAGCGTCGAAAAAGTCACGCACAGTGCCGTTGATGTTCAAAGATCCTATTTCAAGAACCGAGCCAGTAAACCAGTCAGGGTATCTAGCCTTTACTTCTTCAAAGAATATGCGCTGTTCGAGATGTGCCATTAATCCCACGAGTTCTCTCTACGACGCTCCAGTGACCATTCACCGGCAGATAAATCATTCTGTGAACGCTTATATGCGTAGTAAATCTCATTCAGCGAATAGGTCTTATCGTTCTTTGAGCGGTAGCTGTCGTGGTGAACCGTACCTTGCTTCACATGCTTTAAGCCGATACCCCTGCGCTCTACTTTAAAACCGGCTTCACGGCAACGCCACTCAAAATCATCATCCTCAAAATTGGCAGGATGTAATGCCTCATCGAATAACCCGACGCGGTCAATAACATTCTCTCCAATAGACATGACTTGAAAATATGGCCACTGATCCGATACAACGACACGGTCAGGGGAGGAATCTAAATACCAAGCCTCAAGCGCACCCGGGTCAAACTCGACATCATCAGAAACAATAAACCACATCTCATCAAACGGAAAAGATTTAACTCCAAGATTCCATGAACTTGAGACACCGAGATTAGCTGGCATATAGAGCGTAGTAATGTTCTCTACACATAACGGCACATCATAGCCCTTAAGTTTTCCGCCATTATCAATAACAAGAAGATGCTTCACCGGGTAATCGATAGAATCCAACATTTTTTGTAACAAGTCATATCTGTTCAGGGTCGGAACTATCAAGTTCGGGATCATTTGAAGAACTCCCGCAGGAAGGGCATCCAATACCAATTCCAGACCTGATCTACATCGAACTGTTTAGCGAAATCGATAGAAGGCTTAGATACGCCACGCGGAGCATCATAAGAAAGCTTGAGCGCATTCACCAGTGAACCTATGTTAGGTATCTGATAGAAAGATCCTTGCGGCTCATCCCAGAAAGGCTGACCATCTACAAGGAAAGAATCTTCCCCGGCTAGATCTTGTGTCGCTGCCCAGTTAGATGTGATGACTCTGGTGCCACATGCTTGAGCCTCTATAACCGGGACACCGAAACCCTCTCCATAAGTTGCTTGCAACATAACATCAGAAGCAGAATATACTCCAGCTAAAAACTCTGCCGGATAACCAGTACGGTTCACATCAGAATTGAGTACGCGAACGAACTCATCTGACAAACCAACAGCTTTTAGAAGCTGTGGTAGGTTGAAGCCGCCGAACACCGGTGAAGGCTCTGAATGCAAATATAGGTAAGCATCAGGATGTGTCTCCCGGAACATCGCGAAAGCCATCAGTTGTTCAGCTAAAGCTTTACGATGCACAAGACCGTTAGCCTTATTCGCTGCCACGATAGAAACCAAGAAGGCATCCTCAGGTACATCAAGATACTCACGTGTAGGAATATCGAAAACAGTTTCAGTAGGCTTCATGACTTTCGTGTCAATAGCGTGAGGAATATAAACCGACTCAACTCCGGCACGCTCAAGCTGACGTTGCCCATGAGGGGACATAGCGATTGGTGTAACGTTGTGCCTCAACAAGAATTGTAAAACCTTAGGCGGCAAAGTTACATGATCTAACGGAGTCCAAGCGATAATGTCTCCATCAAACTTCAAGTCGTTATATACCCACTGATCATATAAAGTAATCACAGCATCTTTATGCTCAGGATGCTTATCTCGGAAATCTTTATGCCATACAGGAATGACATCATCGCTATATTGCTTATAGCCCATAGGGTAATGTGCCACTTTGCCGTAAGGCGTTTTAATATCGGTTATAGATCCCTGCAAACCGTAGTTAGAGAGATTCGCCACATGGAAGCCATGCTTCACTAAGCGATCAATCAGGAACTCCACCTGAACGCCATATCCCGTAGCTGCACCATAGGAATTAGATGCTACTGAGATTGTACCTTTAAGTTTTTCAACAGCCATGTTACTTGCCTTTCGTAGGTTATATCTATCCTACATAATAAAACATCCCCACTGGCAACCTACAACCAGTGGGGATGAGTTTATCTGCTCAGATTATGGCTGAAGCAGGTACTTGACGTGCGCAGAGTGAGACAATGCGCTATCGAAGCGGTAGGTGAAACGGTAGCCGGTTACATCGTTAGCGAAGTAAGCGTCTGCCGAAACAGCAACCTCAAGACCAGTGGTTACGATCTTGTTGGAGCGGAAGTCACCGAACAGAACAGCTTTCTTTGCAGTAGCAATGCTGTCCATAGCTGGGTTCTCGTAAACAGCGAAACCTGCGAAGGTGTCAGGCTGTCCAACGCCTACCTGATACAGGTAGTTTCCAGCAGTGTCTTTCAGCTTACGGATAGCACCAACGGTAGAACCGTTAGCCATGTAGCCTACACCGGGAAGACGACGAGCTGCACCGTCGAGGCTGTAAGCCAAGTCGATGAGGTTGTCGGCAGAGATAGCGGTAGCGGTAGATGCAGTAACACCAGAACCAGCAGCTCCAACCAAAGTTGCAGTTGCAGTACCGTTCACGGCGAAACCGATTGCGTTACCAGCTTGTTCAGCGATGACTGCTTCGATGTCGAAACCAGCATCCGTGAGGAGCTCGTTAGCAACAGGAACAATGAAAGCTTGCTTGGTTGGTTGCAGCAAGATGCTTGAGAACGTTGGGTTGCTCTCGTTGATTGCGGAACCAGCAGCAGTTTCAGTTGCAGTGCTGAATGCGTTGTAGACAGGAATGCGGATGTCGTTACCGGAGGTACGAGTGATAACCTCAGAAACGTCGAGCATTGGTCCTACTAGGCGTGCGATACCGTATACGCGGTCCAAGAAGGATACGGGTACAGTGTCGCTTGATGGAACGAGAGAAGCGCGAGCCTCAAAAGTGTGAGCGCGAACTTCGTTGCGAGCCATTGCGCGGAAGATCTCACCGTCGGTGCGTGCTTCTACTGCTGGAACAAATGATCCTGCGGCGTTAGCTGCTTCGACTTTGCGTTCTTCGTTGCGGGTTGCAACTCCGATTGCCTCATCGGCACGACGAATGTCGGCTTCGATGCGGTCAATCTTTTCTGAATCTTCAGCGGTGAGTCCACGACCTTCGAGTTCAGCTTCGTCAATTACGGAACGAACCTGAGCAATAAGGTTGGCGCGAACTTCCTGCTGTGACTTGATGAATGACATCTTGACTCCAATTAGGAAGGTGCAGACTGGCGATGACGCTCAAGCCCACATGAACAGTTATGTCGGCGATGACGCTCAGACAATAAACAGTATACCGCATATAGATACTCAGTAGACAAATAGGAAAGGTCAGACATAAGCCTGACCTCACCACCACACCCCATGCGGTGCTATAACTCTAGCAGAGTAATCTTCTTTTTCTTCAGTGCCAGTAAGCCGAGATCCCCGACAACATTATCTTCAGGCTTCGGATCGAACTTGTGAGATGGTGAAAGCTTGTCGATGACACTGCTCAGCAAGTTACGAGCATCATTGTCTAGATCTTCCCCAGCCTCAAGTTTGTTGAGAGCCAACTCTAGTGCTTCGGGATCCGCTTCAGTCCGAGTTGCGAGTGCCTCTAGTGATCGTACAGTAGCAGTGCCAGCCGTAGCAGTGTATGCAGGGAATGCAACGATGCTGACTTCGTGTAACCGCACAGCATTCAGTGTACGTTCGTTCCCCTCGCCATTCCAAGAATCTTTCAAGACAGTGAAACCGAATGACATGGCATCCACATCTCCACGCTTGAGCAACTCAGCTGCATCGCGACCGGCAGAAGTATTAGGCAACTTAGCAGATACCCGCAAGCCCTTGTTATCTTCAGTCAGTGTCAAAGTGCGGGCACGAGTAGAACCTAGAACCATCGAGGTATCGTGATTCCACAACAGCTTCACATCATTACGAGTCTTCAATGATCGCGTGAAAGCACCGGGTGCTACGAACTCCGTGAAACCTCCGAGGTTCTCAGATCGTGAATTGAATACGGCAGCATAGCCTTCAAAGAGCATTCCATCTGGAGTCTCGCGTAATTCAAAATCTGCTACCTGAACACGAGTCTCAAAGACATTACGCGAACGAGATGCATCTTCATCTTCATCATCATCTGAAGGTGACTCTAGCTCATCAATCTTGGTGAGAGTAGAGAACCTGTGACCTACGATTACATCAGTATCTTCATAGCCGTCGCCTGACTCGCGATAAATCTGAATGAGTGCGGCTGGATCTTCAGGTGTAGCGTTCAGTGTGAAGTCTGTGTCAGGCACGCTCAAAGTTCCCTCAGTCACAATGCGGATAATCTCACCGCGAGCCGTACCACCGGCACTATCCCAAGATACATAATCACCGACAGAAAGCTCTCCGGCTTCAGCACGAATATTCATATTACTATTATCTCCTATATTCGACACAGATTGTGTCTCTATGTAACGGTTAGCTTGTTCTTCTTCAATGCGGGCTACCAGCCGTTGAGCATACTCCATAGCCCTATTAGCGGCATCCTTAGACGGTCCAGATCCCCACAACAAATGTGCGACTACACCGGCAGAAGGATAATCATCATTGCTAGGGTCGGCAGCAGGAGCATCTAAATCCACAAGATGCCTTGCTATCCAAGCAGCAATGCGAACCCACTTATCGGCAGATACCTGACCGCTAGCCATGAGACGAGCCTCACGGATAGTTCTAGGTCTAACACCATCACCGGATAAACCCTCAGCATGATATTTTAAACCCTGCTTAGCTGCCTCTTGCATGAACATAGGCGGAGTGAGATCCGGCATATCTCTGACTGAACGTTCACCTAGGAAAGGCTCATCATCAGATAGTGAAATAGCTAAGGCTTGATCGATAGCATCCTGCTTAGTTGCATGGCATCCGTAAGTAGTGTCTGTGTCCACCGCGTAAACACCCCAATAGTCTGGCTTATCGCCACATCCCTGCTGAATATAGTAAGGCATTAAAGTTGTTGTTCCAAACAAATTAAACTAGCAACATTACTAGCCGTGCATGCGTATATTTCATTTCCCGGATAAAGGCTCATCTGTAAATGTTCGTGTTGGTCAAGATGAAACCCTGTTGTCGGAGTAACATCTGAGCCGCCTAAATATATGTCATGACCAGACTCGTTGTGGAAGTTGATCAGTAGCGGGCTTCCAGCTGCTTCTGCAACTCTAACAACAGCAGTACCCACAGATACAGCACGCGAGCTCAGCATCATTCAACCTCATATACTGATTTAGGATCTTCAGGATCAATCTGAGCAACACCCTGCAACATAACAGTAGGAATACCAGAGTGCTCAATCATAGGCAGACCTAGAACAGATAGAACCTGCTCAGGCTTGAAACCGCTAGTGATTAGACGTTGAGCCATGAGAACCTTCTTATCCTCAGCTACCAAAGTAGCTGCATCAATGTTCACGTTAGCCAAAGGCACACGAACAGTGTTAGCTGACTCATCAGTAATCGGAGCGAGATCTTCAAGGCGGCGAACATCATTGATAGACAAGAAGCCAGACTGAAGACCAGTGCTGTACGCGCTCATACGGGTTGCGAGGTCTGCTCGTAAGAGACCATCAAGGTTGAAGCGAAGGAAAGCATTAGCACCACCCTCAACGCGCTGTAAAAGAGGCGTGAGGGCATCCTCGATTTTCGCACATATTGGTCGGAGACCGTGAGTAACCCAAGCAAGGTTAGTTTGCTCGACCGATGCGTATGAGCTCGATCCTTCAGTAATAGCCAAAAGATGTGGAGGAATATTGAAAGCTCGGCATACGTCAAGCACTGCCATGTTGCGAGACTCTACCAGTGTGGAAGATGCAGGATCTATTTGAGTTTGCTTCCATGTGGCACCACCCGAAAGAACACCAGTCTTGTGACCCCTGCGCCAGCCTTGATGCGCACGATCAAAACCGTTACGCAAATTATCTGACTGCTCTTTAGAAAGGTTTCCGGGGAACTCGATTACCCCAGTCATATTAGTGCCCTGACCGAAGAAGGTTGCTGCGAAGTTCTCCATAGCCTTAGCTAGACCAAAGTTTTCTTTAAGCTGATCTACGCGGCTCACACCACGAATGCTACCCGGCTTCAACAAGTCAGGAATGTAAATAATCTCATCCCCAGATAGTGGAGTCTTCTCGCCCTGAAGCTTGAACATGAGGCGACCGAGACCATTGCGTTTGATCTCAACATGACGCGGGTTCAGGACAACAAGGTTCACAACCTCACCAGCAGGATTACTGAACACCCGGATGAAAGCATTGCCATCAAGTAGCAGGGAAACGATTACCTGAGAGTAGAACGAGTTACGTGGCAGATCCACATCTGGTTGCTGTACCCAGCTCGGAGCGTTGAAGAAGGGAAGCCTCGCTCCATCGAATCGGTAAAATGCTCCAAGTGGCAGTGTCGAAATAGTATCGGCGATAAGGCTTACCGCGCTATAAACAGCAGTCACCTCAAAGGCGTTGTCACTATTAACGCTAGTGCCGGAAAGATTCCCGAACTCGATACTGTCACCTGAAGCAAAGATCGTCTGGTACGAAACCGCACGAGACTCAAATAGTTTTTCAAACATTACTTAGTAACCGCCAAACCGATCAGGATGAGAAAGACTCCACCAACAATGAGACCCGCTATTGGGTTAATCAAGAAGGCTCCAGCTGTGACAGCTGTTGCACCTAAAATCTGTAAAATTGTGGACATAATAAACCTTAGAAAAAGAACTCTGGTACAACTTGTTCTATTCTACCAGCAAGCGCACGGTCTACCGCCATTACAGCCGCGACAGCAGCGTCAATCTTGCGTGGAGAATTGCGGGCATCTTTACGGATATGAGGTCCAGCGGGAGTCATCTTCAAGATGGCATTATCGAGATGTCGTGCCAGTGTGGGGTTACCGTCATGCTCTAAACGATCATCTGTAACTGAGTCATAGAATGTCGCGCAAGCTTTGATCATACGGCTTGGCTGTTGCGGGAACTCTACGATAGGCAGACCTAGATCTTCAAGCACCTGCATAGATCTTTGCCAGCGGAACGGGTCACATACTACTTCACGAACGTTTGGATGCTTCTGGCAGAAGTCTATGATAGTAGCTTCTACGTCTGCGACATCTACCCGCCAATCGTCACCGTCAAGTTCGAGATCTTTCTCCCAAACCTTCACCAGAAAAACTTTGACCGGCTCCTCGTCTTTAGGAATAACCGCACCCACAATAACGGATGCGTCACCAGAGAACGAACCGTCAAATGCGAGTATGATTTCATCTTCGGGTTGTATATCGAAATTACCTTCACGTTCATTCCAAACTCCAGCGGGGAGCCATGCCTCAGCGGATGAAACCCATTGATTAAGACGTTTAGTGCGAAACTCAGCTTCAGGTGTTCTACGGACTGCTGATTCAAAGTCTGCCTTAGAGACAATATCTTCAAAGCCGGGGTTAGCAATAGCCCAGTTTTCTGGATCGTGGTGGCTGGCATCTGCTGGTGCTTCCCACCATGCCATGAAGAAAGCGGGATCATCTATTTCCCCGGCAGCTACCTTCTTCCCATATTGGTATAGAGAGTATGCAATAGAGTCTTTACCCGTCATGTCAGACTTCACACCAGCAGTAGTGATAGCCACTAGCTGCCCGATCTTTCCGCGGTTACCCATAGCGAGCGAGAACACATCAAACAGCTCACGGTTCTTGTGAGCGTGCAACTCATCCATAATTACACGGGAAGGGTTCAGACCTTCTTTAGAATATGCTTCTGCTGAAACTACACGGAATACTGAGTTAGTCTCCGGCAGGAAGATAGAGTCTCGATATATTGTTGCCATCTCAGAAAGCTCGCTAGATTCGATCATACGCTTAGCTTCACCGAATACGATGCGTGCCTGTTCCTTTTCGGCAGCGACAGCGATAGTTTCAGCACCATTGATCCCCTCAGAGAATGTGGAATACAAACCAATCGCGGCAGAAGCTAAAGCACTTTTTCCGTTTTTCCGAGGCATCCCGATTAGTGCAGTCTGGGCTAACAGCCCGCCATCTTCATCACGGGCATACAAATGATTCAGAAGTTTTTTCTGCCATTCTCGCAACCTCAGCTCGTCACCCGCTTTACCGGCTATGCCGTCTTTACCGATAGAACCAAATGCTTCAGCGAAACGGATCGCGTAACGACCGTCTCCGCGCAACATGGCATCTTCCGGAACCGGAGTTAAGACAGAGGGAGGCCAGCTATTCTCCACGAGCTTTAGCCTCCATTAGTTGTTGATACTTAGATTGTGCCTTCACTTCAGCAAGTCCTAGT